CCATACATACGGATTTTCTTGCAAGTCAGCACTTCCGCGCGTTTTTAGGCGTTTAATCATGCTGTCAAATAGCTCAATCTGCATTTTAGCGTAAATATCGCTCACGCCCTGCATTTGCAGAGAAAACTGTTGATCATTAAGCGTTATTGGCCTTTTGTTTTTCTCCATCTTCTACCCTCTTACGGTTATATAATGATAGTTCCGCATCGTTTTCTGGTGGCAACTCACCATTGATTTCAGCAAGCTCTTTTGCCGCTTCATCCTCTGTGATGTTCAGCGTCTTAGCAATACCTCTCTTCTGTGTTGCAAATCCAGCAGCTACCATCTTCATCCAGTAATCAAGCTCTGCATGGCGGTCTGTAAAGACCCCATCATCTAAATTGACTGAAATATCATCAAGTTCTGGTATGTTACCTGTGTATAACCCAACAGCTTTTCCTAACTCACACATTGATATACAAAGTTCTTTGATAGACTGCCCCACAAGCGCTACAATGCTGTTTCTCATTTGGTATGTATCGCTATTTTCACTCACAATCTCTGTTGCTGTCTTGACGCCTTGACCATCAAACGTGAACATACCACTAGATACCCCTATCTGCATCTCAAAGAGTTTTAATCCCTCTGAAATGGCAGAAATATAGTCAGACGAGCGAATAGGTGTTGTAATGTCAATGATATTACCGCTGTCCATGTTGCCTGTTGCTATTTGCATGTACACATTCTGCTCAACATCAAAACGGCGTTTAAATTTAATATCTCCTCGGTCGTTCTGTATTTTTAATTGTGTCAGTTGTTCTGGTACAATCACGCGCCTTTGCCCCATCTTGATTTCCCACATGAACTCATCATAGGTACGATTGATAAAATCAATGGTTGTTTTCGCATTGTCAAAGATTGATAGACCTAACGGACTGTTGATATCTTTGTTATTCATTCCCGGAGTTTTCAGATAAGTAAACAAAGGGCGTGATAGGTCTTTCAGTACAGTTACAGGTTCAAGGTCTAGATAAAGTTCTTGCAAGTTCACGCGCTGACCTAATGAACTATCTGTATTTGATTTGTATAGCTCGTTTGTGATCCGGTACAAGCTCTTGTCTTTTGTACTGCCTATCTCGCTACCGTCTTTAGTCACCCACTCATGGAACTCAACCAAAGTATAGTACACATTAGTTTTACCCTCTGATTTAATAGTCTTAGTTAAAATAGCAGCGCTTGATACATCTTGTGTATTACTTTGTAATGGCAAAAATACAGGCGCTTGAACAAATGCCACACGTATTTTATCCCCGTCAACATAAGGGCGCATAGCCATACCTCCCAAAGCCAAAGCGCTCTCTAAATACCGTTCAAAGTTCTTGTTAAAGCGGTCATTTGCCAGCATATCATTCAGAAAATCGTTTAGCGTGCTATCTTTTGCCGAAATCTCCGCTTGTTCATTGTAAACTAAGCTAGCAATCTTTTTTGCTGCTGTTCTAGCAATCGGTAAATGGTTCATCTTGCGGCGTTTAATATCGCCGTCAGTATTAGTGTATTCTATGTCTTCCCATCTAGATTGATAGTAAGTTAGATTGTGTTGAATACGGTTATATTCCTCTCGTGTAACAGCTATTTTTGGATGATCGAGAATGCTGCTTAGATTTGATGTTTGCATGTTATACCTCCCACGGTTGAAAAAGTCTTTTACTTTCTGAAATAGGCTCATGTCTGCCCTCCTTATGTGTTACCCACGCGCAATCCTAGTATTTTAGCATTATCTAATACAAAATACTGTGATGTGTCGCATGTGTGGTCATCTTCCTTAATGACGTTAGGGTTATCTGATTTGATAGTCTTTTCATCCCATCTGTACATCTTATGCTCTTCAATGAATATCTTGTTATTTTCTGTATTGAGATAATAAAATCTGCCTTGTGCCAATAGTGATTGAAAACTATCAATCATAGTTACTTTTCTCAATTTAGCAACTGGATGCCATCTTAGCCCAAAATCAAGATACATCTGATTTCTAAGTGCCCCCTCTGCACTATCTATGGTGTACTGCAACGCCGGCACTCTATATTGCGATATGACAGCCTGTATAAACTCGTGGATTTCTTGAGATAACTGACTAGGTGCTTTCTTCACTACTTGCCCAGCAGGGCTATAATACCAAGTATCAAGCAATATAACCTTGCCCTTTGCTGTGATACCAAAAGCACAACAAGCAGTAGCTGATTGTTGATGCCCTCCATCAAGGGCAAAGGATATGCCTATCAGCCGATCATCAGAGGGCAAAGCATCCAACGGGTGAAATGTACTCATGTTATATACATTATTCCCTAACCCAACAGCCTCACCAAGATATAGATACCTGTAATAATCAAAATCATTTTCTTTGATGCGCTCTATATCTTCTAGCATCTGTTCTGTTACAAACCCTAACTCATCATCAAGGTAAGTGCTTGAGTGTGCTAGATAATTCTTATTAGTCTTGATACTCTCAAACCACTCATTGATCCAACTATACGGATTTCTAGGTGGGTTATAGCTCCAAAAGAATTGCACAAATTTAGCGCGTGGATGTTTCTGCCTCATGAACGTTACGTTAGATTGGTCAAAATCTTCTTGATTAGCAAATTCTGCCGCTTCTTCGTACCAGACAGCAATAAGATTACCAATGTCATTAGACTTTAACTTCTGAAAGTCGTCTTGACCGTAGAAATAGAATGTCGAACCTGTTTTCTTGTGGATGATTTGAAACGGACTGACTGTCTTTTTAAACTTATCACCAACTCCAAATAGATTTAAAGCCCACCAGATTTTATTAAACACGCTATCTCTAATAGTGTTAGCGACCTTGCGAATAACCACTACATTTGCTGTCTCTCCAGTTTTTATATATCGCAACATCATATAGACTAGTTTCAACGCGATTACAGACGATTTGAAAGAGTTACGCCCGCCTTTGAGTACGTTATAAGGCAAACTAGACACCCAGACAGACTTAAAGTGAGGATTGACATTTTTCTGTATATTAAAGGTCATCTGTCGCCCCCTCTACTTCACCAGCCCACTCATCTATGATGTTAATAGGCGCATCAGTTATCTTATTGTTCTCTGTACGCTCTTTATTATCCAATTTAAGCGACTTGATGCGCTCTCTTTGTTCTTTCTTATCAAGGTCATCTTTCTCGTTATCAAGTGTTTTACTTATCCATTCAGCAGCTCTCACATCTCCTTGTGTTGCTTTGTTTGCCATAGAAAAGACAATAGCCATCTCATAAGAATTTTCAAACCCCATTTCTTCTAACAAATTAGCAAGTTTTGATTGATGTACTTTTGAGGTCAATACCGTATTCAGCGCTTTTTTTAAATCTGCTTTTTTACGTCTAGCAATGCCTGATGCTTTACCACCTTTTGAACCTAATATCCTTGCTTCATCTTTGCTTCGCTGATTCATAGGTTTTAAGTTTTTAGTTCCATCTCTAGGCAATTTTTGACCTCCTTTCAAACAAAAAATCACAAGTATTTCTACTCATGATTTCATTGTATTTTATAAAAAAGGGGATGTTTTACGCTGTTTTGAGACAAAAAAATAAAAAGCCCCATTTCTGGAGCTTATCTAAGTAGTCGGACGGATTTGCACCGCCATTTCTCTATGATATAGAGCGTATTCCTTCTTCAAACCACTGCCCTACTTATCTATTTCTATTATCCCATATTCTTTGAACTCTTGCAAGTAATTTCCTCTCTCTGATAGTCAGATTTCTATCGCCTTTTTCATTGTGATTATATCCTTTGTGTACGTGAGGAATGATTTTCTTGCCTTTTATAGTATGTGGAGATCCTGTCACATCTATCTGTCGTTTTCTTTTATTTTTCCTATCATAAAAAGATATAGATTTTATCTTATTCTGCTTGTTCACTGTGGCATAAATACGCCCCTTAGTTCGTGTTTCCATGGGAGCTTTTGCTGAACCGCTAGTACTTCTGACAAATTTTATCTTTCCGGAACTATGTAATGTTT